AACCGGATGCCATTCTCTTTTAAGAATCCTTTTAACTTCATCAGCTGTTCCCTGGTGGCATAGACCCGAAAGTCGATCACATTGACCGGCTCTTCTACGGTCTCCATTTTAGGTTCTTCTGCCTTAACCGGTCCTGCAGGAGCTGCCTGTACGTTTTCCTGTCTTCCGGCTGCCATCACGCTCTCAGCTGCGGCTTTTCTCTGTGCTTCCTGCTCTGCCTTTCTCCTTGCCATTTCTTCCTGGTAAAGCCTGCGGTTCTGTTCCTCTGCCTCCAGCTAGTTTCTTTTTGCCATGGCCGCGCCGATATCATAAGTCTCCAAAAAGATTTTCTTCATATCACCAGCATAAGGGCTGTCCACTTCGTTTAAAACAGCCAGGCCCTCATCCACCTTCTGGATCAGAGCCAGGATCTCTTCCTTGATGGACTTCATGGTAGTGGAAGCCAAGGCATATCTTGGCTGCATCACACGTTCAAACGGAAGATACTTGCCAATGTCATGGATGTTATCCTCATAGAACTCCCTGACCTTGGCGGTCTTCTCCTCACGCAGGCGTTCCTCGTAGCCTTTGATCTGACCGTCAATGTTATTGATAGCCTTTTTAATGATCGCTGTAAGATCATCCGCTTCTGAACGAAACGTCTCATAAGGTTCCGTAACCTTTTTACGTACCCTGGATTTCTCTGCCTCTAACGCATCTTTAAACTTATTTAACTTTGCTCTGTCTTCTTTAGCCTTTTTGATCATTTCATCTGTATAAACAGATGCTGCATATTCTGCAGAAATAGGCTCTATATAGTTTTTGAGTTCTTCGTAATTCCACTCGATCCGCTTTAAGAAACTGTCTTCCGGATTATAAACTTTTAATTCCATCATGTCTGTTTTCCTCTTTTCCTATATTGCCGGGAGGATCAGATCCGGCCTGGTACCCGTGACCACGCAGTTCCAGAACTTCCGTTCTGACTCTACCAGGCACTCTATATCCTCCTCGACTTCTTTACGTTCAATAAAGTAATGCCTTGTCTCGATCCGCATCCGTTCTCCCTGACCACTTTTGATCTGGGCCTTTAGGACTGCAAAATCGTATTCTGTTACTGCCAGATAATGGAGTACCTGGCAGAAGTAATTATCCGGGATCTTATCCCTCCATTTCTCCCACTGGGAACTCTGAAGGATGTTTGTGGTCTTGATCTCCAGGATCCCATGACGTCCGGTACTGTCCAGAAGCTCCCCATCTAAAGAAGCATGCATCCAGGGATACTTAGAATTGGTAAACATGTTATCCGGATCATAAAGAACTTTATATTCCGGATGATCCAACGCGAACAGCGCACGGAGATATTCTTCCGCCTCTGTTCCATACTGGACATAATCCTTATCAGAAATGTCTTCCGGAAGCACCAGTCCTACCTTTTCTTCCCAGAGCTGCACGTTATCCTTATAAGGATTTAGCCCCACACAGGCAGCCGCATCCGAACCGCCTATGTGGTTCTTTCTCCCCTGCAGCCACTCTTCCCGGCTGTTAAACAGCTTTTTTGTCACCATTTACATCACCTTCCAGCTTCATAAGTCTGCCGCAGTTTGGACACGGCGTGATCTCTCCCAGCAAAGACCAGTTACGCAGGCCACAGCTGCAGCTTAACAGAAAAAACGGTGATGTGATCTGGATACGGCTGTCTGGGTAGTGCTGCGGGTGGCTCATGCTTCCACTTCCTTCAGGTTCTGATCCCGGATCAAACGTTCTTTCCATTCTATAAGGTCAGTTTCATCTGGAGCTACGATATCCTCATACGTTGGAACTGCCAGGATAAAATCCCCTACAATGGGACACCCATAAAAGCGGGATCCTGTCCTGTTTAATGGAAGCTGCTTTAAGATGCCTTCTTCATCCACCAGCATTATTACTGGCTTACCAAAGTAGTCAAACATCCTCTGCGTCTTTACTGTTTCAAACATGCCACCCACAACTTTCTGAATGGCCCTGTAATCATCAAAGTCCACATCAACAACGGAAATTTCATTACTGCTGGTGATCTTTATTGTCTTTGCCATCTTGCAATTCTCCTTCTCCCTCCGTATAATGAGGGTGTGATTTATTTTTGTTACTGGACCTTCCGCAGTTGCCGCTGCCTGGGTCCTTTTTTATGTAGCCTCTGCATGCCTGTAAGCGGCTTCTCTTCATGCACCGGTTCTTCCCGATGCAGGTACCGCACTGGTCTTCCCGCACAGCCATCACAGCACCTGGACCGCAAGTGCAGCCCCAAGCATCATGAAGACTATCACCCACATGCCACCGACTATAAATGTCTCTGTGATGCCTACCCAGTCCACAGCTTTCTTCTTTGGTCTGGTTGCCTGTACTGCTACATAGGACAGCTCCATGCCGGTCTGACCGTCATAGTTCTTGATCTTTGCCATTGTTTTTCTCTCCTTTCCTGACCTTTATTCATATCCTGGTACACTGGATCCGGTAATCTGTTTTAACTTCTCCGGATAGATCTTGTACCGCCAGGTCTTAGTCCCCGTCTTTTGAGGACTTAATACCATTCCCAAGTCCATGCTTCCATTACGCATGTACTTTCTTACGGCCGCTGCCGACAGCCCCAGGAACGGAGCTGCATCTTCTGGTGAAAGATATCGTTTTTCCATGTAAACACCTCCTACTCCAACAGATCTTCGATTGAACACCCTAACACGTCAGCAACCTTTTTTAAACTTCTCACTGTTGGGCTTACTGAATTCCATTTACATATACTGCCGATAGACAAACTACAGTCTTT